GTCCTTCTTCTGGTACTGCACGGGCATGACACTCATCACGTCGGCACGGAGCGTCGTGGCGCGATAGACGGCAGATACCGTTGCAGCCATCTCCGGGCTTCGTGCATAGACGATGCGCTCCTCGAACGAGCCGCCGCTAACCCTCGGCCCTTGATTGCTCGGATGGTTCGGGTCAGTCGTCACAGGAACACCCGGCACGGGTGCCTCGCGCGTCTGCCTGAATCTGAATAAATTTGCAAAAATATTGTCCATACTTATTTGCCTTTTCTATTCGTAGATTTCTTTGTTACGGGTTTACTGCCACAAATCTTTGTGTTCATCCAGCCAAGCCTGCGCCTTATCGCGGTTGCGCCACGAGCCGCTTTGCAAGTGTTCCATCAGCGGACGGATGTCAATACGCTTACCGCAGGCACCATTGCGATGGCTGCGGATGTCTTCGAGGAACGAAGCACCTGTGTCGTAGTAGTTCCCTCGGTTGCGCTGACCGCCAGGCTGCAAGCCCCATGAGCGTTTCGGGTCGAAATAGTCGATGCCGCAATGCTTGCACATGGGCACGTTGATCCAACAGAGCATCGGCACCAGCCGCTCAATGCCTTTCGGGTTTCCTGACTTGACTGCGGATTGTATATGCCCCACCGTGCATTGGTCGTACTGGAACATGAAGTCCACGCTATCCTTCAGCAAAATGTCGCTATCCATCAGCAGGAAACCGTCGGGCAGCAGGTCGAAGAGTTCCTGAATGGTCATCATGTGCTTGGCCGAACCATATACACAACTGCCCCAAATGCCGATACCAGGACACTTGTTCGGGTACTTTTCTAACTCCTTGTCGAAGTCGATAAGCTGCCCCTTCGTGTTGTCGATGACCTCCACGCCCTTCATCTTCTTTGTCCAAGGTCGCTCGTCGCTGTTGTCGAAGATCACCACCTTGTAATCCTCACCGCCATGCTTGCGCAGGCTCAGGATGCATGCCTCGGTCAGTTCCGGGGTGTTGTAATGCACAATCGCCACGGTCTTCTTCGGCGTGACGGCTTTCTCCTTTTCTTTCGTCCATTCGTTGTACTTGAAGAATCTGTCGTGGTAGGCCTCCCAGAACGCCTTCATCGGACGCTCCGCCATGCCGCGACGCATCTTGTCGGCCCATTCCTCGGCAGTCTTTGTGATATAGTGCCGGATGACCGCACGGCTGGGGTCGTAGGTCGGAGTCCAGAAGTTGCGCTCGCACGGTTCACCGCTGGCGGTCTCATACGACCCTGCCCCCTCTGGGCAGTGCGGATCTTTTGTGAACGTCACGCCCTCCAAGCCGCCACGCACCATCGACTTTACGTGCTGATTCTCTGCGATGTCGTCATATTGCACATGCAAGTCGTCAGGCAGCGGCTTCTTGAATCGAACAGCCATTGGTCGGTGGTCGTTCTTCACCAGCCCATTGTCGCCGTAGCACTGCCAGTTGATCATCACGCAGTTGCATCCCTCGCGATTACTCAACAGGTCGGCCAGCGTCTCCTTGCCCTTGATGACCAGCTGCTCGTCGAAGTCGAAGAACGCCAGCCATTCATACTCACCGCCATACTGCTGATAGATGGCATTATAAGCCCAGAAGTGGCAGTTGCACTTGTCGCGGTAGTCGATAATCGTCACCACACCCTTGTCGATGTAGTCCTGAAGCACCTCCTCGAAATGCTCCTCGCCCTTGCGGTTGTTGTCAGCGATATAGACGTGCGAGAATCCCACCTTCAGATGATGCTCCACGAACTCGCGGGCATATTGGTTTTCCTTTCTGCCAATCGCCACAACCGCCGCCTTCAGTTTCTTCTTTTCTACTTTCTTAGCCATAGTTCCTCTTTTGGTTTATATATCGCCAGTACCACCATTTCCAAGTTCAGAATTACTTGGTGTCGGTGCCGGCGTCTTGTCGTTGATGATGACCTGTGCCAAGAACTGAATCGTGTTGTCTTGGCGGTCGGGATGGAACGTCTCAGGAATGATCTGATATGTGCGGTCTTCATACACAATGCGGCTGCGTTCGTTGACCTGGTTCGTCCAGCGCATACGCACTTCGACGACACCATACACATCGAGCGCACCTTCATGTAGTCCGCCCAGTCCCTTCTTCCAACCGACGTTGGCATGCAGGCAAACGGTGTCCTCGTACTCCGTCCCGTTCGAGTCGATGCCGAACTTCGACTGCACCGCCGCCTTGCGGTTTTGCACATTTATGATATGTCTCAAAAATCCTGATGAATATCCCATACGCTTATAGTCTCATATATGGTTTTACCAATATTCCGAACGTCTTGTTGTCGTGCGACTCCTGCACCAAGTCCTTCTCACGGTCATTGTAGAGCGAGGCCACAAGCATTAACGTGGCAGCGCGGATTGGTGCCGGCACGTGACCATATACTTCGGTCAGTTCTGCCACCATCTCTTCAGAGTCCTTTCCTCTGTTAAGTATTTGCGCCATCGCATCCTCTGCCGCGTCGCCGAACAGCTCCAGAAGCGCATCCTCGCAGTCGTAGTCGATGCGGGTATGATCCTTGATATAGCCAATCGTCAAGTATTTCATATCTTTTTTGTTTGTCCTTTGAATATCGGACGAAACCCGTTCAAAGGTTTACCGATGAAGAAAAACGGAAAAATCCTTGCACGTTTCAAATAAATTTTCTACATTTGCACCCGTTTTAAAAACCTAAAAAACAATAAAACTATGAAACGGAAATTTGTGTTTTTCTGGGCTGCAATAGCAGCAATGTGTGTGGGCTGTTCATCTGAAAGCGATGAACGGCGGGCGTCGGAACCGACGAATGTGGTTTTGGCATTCAGCCCTTACGATGTGAGTCCAATGACGCGAACCACGGTGTCAATAGCCGACGTGGTGACACACCTGAATGTGTGGTTGGTAAGTGGCGACGACGTAATCGCCTTACAACAGACGAACAGCGACGCAGGATTTGGAACTGTCGCCGCTACGCTGGACCGCACGAAGACGTACACACTATATGCTGTGGGCCATAAGGCGGATGGGGCAACGCTGGCGGATGGAGTGATAAGTTTCACTGATGATAAGGTTACGCACTCCATGTTCTACAGCACAACGTTCTCGCCTGCAACTACCACCAGTCTGTCGTGTCTGATGACGAGGATTGTGGCCGACTTCCGGCTGGAGATTACCGACGACATTCCAACGAGTGCTGTGAAGTTCCGTTTTTCCATCGCCAGCGTCTTCGACCGTTGGAACGTCACGACGGGAGCCACGCACGGCATCGATCGCGTTTCGACGATTAATTATGGCGGCACATCCAGCATCTTTAACGTGTATGCCATTGTGACGGATACGCAGACCGCGCACGACATCATGGTGGAAGCCCTCGACGAGAACGACGTAGTGGTACAAAGCCACACGTTTGCGGACGTTCCGCTCAGGAATGGTTACAAAACGAACTATCGCGGCACGTTCTTCATTGATAGCCAGTTTACTTCAAGTTTCACCGTTAATGATTGGAATGAGTATGAGACAGTTGATTTTTAGTATTTTCGTTTTCGTGTTAGTTTTCGTTGCAACATCTTGCGAAAAAGCCATTGACCCAGAATATCGCTACGGTGACAACAATGTCACGCTGCATTTCTCGATGACCAATGCCGACGCGAAGACGCGGGCTCTCTCGACCAACTATTTCGCGAAGCTCAACATTATGCTGTTCGATGAGGACGGTGAGCGGGTGTTCGATAAGGTAAAGACGCAGACGGCCGACGATGACGACTGGGGTACACTGTCGCTGAAGCTGACGGCGGGCACCTATACCGTCGTGGCGGTGGGGCACTCCAGCCACAACTCTGCCACTATCAAGTCGCCCGAGGTGGTGCAATTCACCGCCAGCGATGGCGAAAAGCTCACGGACACATTCTGTCACTGCTCGCAGATTGTGGTGAGTGGCGACGCGCAACAGTACGACCTCGATATGTACCGAGCCGTGGCCATGATTCAATTCTGCCTGAAAGATACGGAATTTCCCGCCAACTTCTCGCACTTTCTGATGGAGTACACGGGCGGTTCTGCCAACTTCAACCCCACGACGCTGGAAGGTATCACCAAGTCATCGCAGTCGGAGAAACGAACTACCAACGGCATACAGATTTACCAGGCGTTTACGTTTCCGTATATGGCCGCATCGTGCAACATCAAAATGACGTGCTCTGGTCTCGACAGCGATGGCACCGTCATTCGTCGCCGTGTGTTCGACGCTATCCCCGTCACTCGCAACCGCATCACGACGTACACCGGACCGTTCTTCGAGGAGGGAGACGGTGTGTTCACGCAGTCTGATTTCTCGTTCCTGATTCATGCTGACTGGGACGGGGAAGATAACTACGAGTTCTAAAAGGAATCTTTTTTGAACGGCGTGCCAGAATAAACTTGCACCCCTTTCGTCCCCAAAATTACGAAATTTGCAAGAAAAATCGGCTGAATGTTAGAACTTTTTAGCAACAATCAGCCGATTTTATAATTCTTTAGATAAATACGGGCGTTATACACCGTCCTCGAACGAAGGTTTTGGGTCTTCTTCGGGTTCGATAGACTCCAAGCGTTCTATCTCAGCCTTGGCAGCGTTGATGTCGTCGCGCCACTGCTGACGCTCGGCTATCTTGTCGGCATACTCGCTCTTGGTGGCCTTGCCTTCCGCAATCTTTGCGGCGATGTAGTCGGTACTTGACAATTTGCCCTCGCGGTCGAGGATAATGGTCTGCTGCTCGTTGATGAGCGCGTCAATCTCGTACTTTTTCATATTCGTTTTAATTTTAAATGATACTTCTTGTTTAACCTTGCGCGAAAACTATGTTGGGGTTTACTGATGACGCAGAGCCTTCGCTGGTCCCAGTCCAACCACTGCCACCATTCATCATCAATGGTGTCTTTCAGTGTCATGATGCGCTTGTAGGATGTGCGGTTCTTCAATAGCCCCGTGTATGAGTTTACGGTCGAAATAAAACGGTCGAGTTCTCTGTATTTCTCGACCGTTGTTAATTGATTATATTCGTGTACTCGCGACAAACATCGCGACCATGTTACGTCGTTTAATATCACACTCCACGGATGGATGTGTGAGCCGAGAAATTCCAGTCCTTTCCAATGCTGCTGACAATAGAACTTATGGTCGTTCATTTTTACTCCTTTGGCCGCAAATCTGCGCCGTAGTTCTGGAAGTAGTGACAGTGCGTAAGACTTCAGTCTGTCGGGTACTATCATTACGCCATCGTCCATGAATACAGTTGTGCGGATGCCGCACTCATCATTCAACCAGCGCACCTCGTCATTAATATATAACCCCATTCCCGTTTGCGATGACATACGGCCAATCGGCACGCCTATCCCGTCGGGCTTGTTTAAGATTGATTTCTCGGGCTTGATATGTTTATCCCAAAGATATTTGGGTGTGCGCCGTTCATAATGTTTTGCAGGGCAACAATGGATTGTGATCATCGCAAGCCATCTGAGAAACGGTGGCATCCATGCACCGCATTTCTCCGCAATCTCATCTTGGAAGGTGTCAACGACGTTCACGAAACACGACTCTATATAGTCGCATACGGCATTCGGGAAGAAACCGGCCAAATCCCACTTGATAATCCATACTGTCTCTGTATAACCATTGCTGACCTCACAAATATCTTCGATGACTTGGTTGATAGCTGCTTGCGAGCCCATACCCTCACGGTTGTTAAAGGTTCGAGGGTGCAGCGTCCGCTCTATCCACGGCTTCAGGATGTCACAAAGGATATGGTCGATGATACGACCAGCAAACTCTGTGGCGAATATCTCGCGCCACTTGGGTATTGAAGTGAGGAAGGTGTAGTTATGAAGAATGCGGAATGTTCTTGCTAAGAGCTCGCGCATCAAGCGAACAAGCAGTGGTGGCCAATTGATTTCAAAGGCCATCGAATCACGCCCGTAACGCTTGTTTTTCCGTGTGGAAAACATCACGCTCAACAACATGGTAAAGAACAATACATCAGTCATGATAAAAGTGTAAAATAAAGAATATAGATAAAATCGCGACCGCCTGGCATCGGATCGCGTTATTGACGTTGTTGTTGTCAAGATTGCCGTTGTTGCCGTTGAAGATCCACGCGTTATTGACGTTGTACCTCTCTGCCCACCAACGGTTCGTGCTGGTCGGAGTTACATCAGAATACTGCTATAAATGATAGCCGAACTCCCTTTTATCTTATTCATGTCTGACAACAGATTCTTGTCACTACTGACCGACCATCTGCTGCTCCTGACGTTTAAGCGACCGTGCCGCATTTCTCCATTTCCTGACACCCTCCTCGATACGTTCCAACTGTACGGCAATACGAAGTTTGTCTTTGTCGGTCAACAAACCTTGCGTGATGCAAAGCTCGAAGTTTGCCAGTAATATACCAAACTCACCTAACATCTCACGAATATGTTCTTGGCGTACTTCCTGACATTCTTTCGCGATAGAGAAATGACGGATGATGTTCTGCGTCGCCCGCTTCATCTCTACCGGTGCACCTTCGATACGTTCTATCTTGGGCATACGCTGAATGGCGGGATAAAGGATGTAAAGCAGATTCTTGGCATCTGCCAGAATCGAGTCTTTATCATTGTGCGCCTTATGTCCGCGAGGTTTCTTGTGTTCGTTCATACTGTTGTCGATATTTATCTGCTTGCTGCTCGTAAGCATCTTGCAGGTATTCGCCGTAGTCGGTATAAATCTTCTCCATGAGAGTAAGCCCCGTGCCGCGCTACCGCGACGGCACGGGAGCATTTATTATTAATCAATTTCCAAAAGCGCGACCGCCTGGCATCGGACCGCGTAACCGACGAAGTAGTTGCCAAGAATGCCGTAGCTGCCGTAGAAGATCCACGCGTTACTGACGTTGTACCTCTCTGCCCACCAACGGTGCGTGCTGTTATTGATAGCAGTTGTACCCATCTTTGCAACAGAAGGCTCCAACGCTGCGAGGCAATCGTCTTTCATTAGTTCCGTACCTTCGAGCACACCTGGGGTATGAAGGTCGCCAGCATTCAGGCCATCAACACCATAGGAGCGATTGTACCCATAATGCAAGGCTGGGAATTTCGCCTTTGTACCACCGTCTTTCGTAGGTGCCATCTTATTAGCGTAAAGTCTACCCATTTCTGCGCCATCAGGCAGTGAGAAGCAGCCGTACTTCTGCGGACAAACGACCATGTAACACTTCTCAAGATATTCCTCGTAGGTCTTATACGCTGCACGCAGGTCGGCGCAATACTGAGATATTTCAAACTCTGAGGGCTTCACGGGTGCATCATTACCGGCACGCGGACCTACAGGCTCGTTGGCGGCGGGCACACGACCGCTACTGGTTGCCCACGCCTTGGTACGTGCAATGTTCTGCACGCCCCAATAATTGGTATAGAACCCGCGCTCGCCGCGCCAGTATATAGAGCTCTCAGGCATGTCACCCCAAGTGATGTGCGCGATAGTACAACCCGTCGCGCTGGCCACATAGAAACGATAATCCACGCAGGTGTCGCACTGGATGATGATCTGCGTGCCGTCGCTATCCACTTTGTTTCCGTCAGCATCGGCCAGGTATGCCCACCATGCCTTCGTGTCACCCACGGCAGTGGCCTTTGCAGCCACAGCAGCGGAAATCTCAGCAGCACTCGTTGCGTTAATAGCGGTCGATGTCAGTGTCACGTCCACGGTGGTATCAACGGCATAGTCGGGACTCATGCGCAGCTTGATAGCCAACGTGGTGCTGCTGATGGCGGTGATGGCGTACTGACACACGTCGAGATACTTCAAGTCGGCAGCCTCTTTATCAATCACTCCCACTTTACGACCTTTACGCAGATAGACGTAGCCGACATGCACCCATGCGCTGGGGATGATGGCCTTCTGAATCCACGAGCAACCCTTGACGTAGGTAATCTCGTTGCTTTCGTTCAGGAATACCAGGTCGCCAACGGCTGGGCTGGTGGTAATCACGTTCACACCGTCCACGATAATCTCGCGGGTCGTCTCTATGAGCGAAACCTGACTCTCGATGGTAGGCTTCACGGCTGCATCATAGGCAGCCTTGTTTGCATAACTTTTGATTGCCATATTCTTATCCTTTCTTTATTTTTAGTTCATCAAAACCCAATCGCTCACGGAGTTCGTCACACTGAATGCGGTGTACTCCTTCTTATTGGTTGTGTCGAGATACTTCTGTCCTATGAATGCCGGAACGTTAGGAGCAGACGGAGCACCGGCACCGTAGATAATCATCGGATAGTTCTGTACCTTCGGTACGTCTTCCGAGTTGATGCAGACGGCACGTGTCTCTCCGAGGTTGTCGAGCTGCGCCTTCAGTCCTTCAATCTCACCCAGCATTTGAGCAAATGCCTGTGCGATAACGGCCTGACCTGGCGCACCGATGAAGTTAGTGGCGATGTTCTTGAAGATACCCAAACCAACCACCAGAGCCACACCGCCGTTGACCGTTGCCGTGTAACCACTGACCACGATGGTCATGCTGGTCGGGCAGAGATAGACGTAATAGCCCGTCGAAGGCATAGCAGCCACCGCCTGCTTCATCAGCGGCTCGTAGTAACTCTCCGTCACCGTGCGAGTAGCGGGCAGCGTGGTGTAGGTCTGACCACCCATTGCCCAACCAGTCAACACTGGCGTATCACCCGTCTCGTTATACTGAGCCGTATAGATCAGTGCGGGGTTGTAGTCGGCGGTAGCTGTTGCAGGCAGTTCGGGGTAGTCCTGACGATAGGTGTAGGTATAGTTTATCACCTTGTCATAGGTACGTGTCACGATGCGGGCAAAGAGGCTCACGTCGGCAGGCACGGGACTCGCACTTGGCACCAGCATGATGTCGCCCGCATTCAGTTGCACCTCGGCCGATATGCCGTAGCCGCTGGCACTCACCTCATGACCATCCACGTTGACATACTTGCCAGCCGTGGCCTGCTGAAGTGTGACGCTGCGGGTGTTGTCGTACTTGCCCAGCCCGCGCTCCAGAAACAGCACGCGATCAAACTTGGTGTCGATTTCCGTCTTGGTGTAGTAAGCTGCAAGTGCGGTGCTGATAGCGGCGTTCATCTGACTTGTGGTGCTGTACGAAGTCAGAGCAGCAGCGATGGCGCCAGCAACCTGTGCAGCGGTCGTCTTCTGTGCCAGCAATGAGTCGGTCTGTGTCTTTGTGTAGTAAGATGCAAGCGCAGTGCTGATGGCAGTGCTGATTTGTGTCGCAAGGTCGGCAGCTGTTGGCAGCGCGTCCAACTTATTCTTAAGCGCGGTGGTGAAGTCCTCAGTCGAGAGCTGCTT